TGTGAGCATCTAGGAATTCCTTTAGAAGAGGAGAATATTAGAAAGTATGATGACTGGGCATTTAATTATGCAGTAAGAGAATTGGATCATGGACATGAAGCAGCAATTGGTCGTGGTATGATTACAGATTTTCCTGAGTGGACATCACCTTTCTGGAATATGGCACGTAATGATGATGGTACTAGTAAAAAGATTGATGTAATCTTAAATGGTATGGAAACTATTGGATCTGCTGAACGTAGTACTGATAAAGATCAAATGCGTGACACCTTCTATACTATCTCTGATGGTGGGTATGCACAGATT